CGACTAGGGTCATCAGCGTAACGGCTTACAGCCATTGCTTGAATTTGTTCACGAGCAGACTTAGAGTAACGCTTATCGTTTTTAACATCCTGCAAAGGACGGCGAATACGCTGTGCAATCCATTTAATATCACGCATGCTTGTTGCGTCAGGGTCAACAAAAACATCCATAGGACTAACCCGTTCAGCGAACGGGCTATCTTCAAGAATGACATTAATTGGTGTTACTTCGTTGCCCTCAATTGGGTCAGATGCTTCGCCTTCAGGTATTTGCTCTTCTTCAACAAAACGGTAACCAACTTTAATCCACCCGTGACCGCAGGTCAACGAGTCTTTTACTGAACGGCGAAACTCCGTGCGAATGTCTTTGTAACGCCACCAATAGTTCACTACTGCTTCAGCGATAACAGCGTTTGCAGCGTTTTCGGGGTTGGTTGCGTTTACGGTAATCTTAGGGAAGTTGACAGAGATGTTTGGGGCGATAATGTTGATGGTTGAAAACGCAATGTTTACAAGCAGTCTGTCCTCGTCACGAAAATCTTCATATTGGTGACCTTTGTACATGTCGGTCATTCTGCGCCAAGTCGCATCATAACCTTCATCTTTACGCCAACGCTTAGATGCTTCTAAGCGTTGCTTGTATGTTTTGAGATTATCTGCTGCAGACTTCTTAGCCATTATTCTGATTCCTTTTTGCCTTCATGCCAACCGATATGTTGGTCCAATTTGCTTGCAACCTTGTCAACTTTGCCACCAATTGTGCGCAACAAAATTCTTGCCTCCGAGTGCTGGTCGGTATTCTCTTTGCGAAGTTTTTGTAACACCACAACGACTGGTCCCGAAATGAGGGCGACAATGATAGGGACCCAAATCTGTTGCATGGCATTACATCCAATTCGTTACAGGCTCAGCATTGTAGCCGTTAATGGCTGCCTGCTCCACTGTTTGTCGTTGACGCTCACGAATTGTTGGACCATGAAAATCTTCCTTACCATAAGTAAAACCTAAATTGACAGTACGAACATGACAGGCAAAACAAATCTCACCTCTACGGGGAAGTTCATCTGAAGCGAAGTCACGGTCACATTTAATGCACTTGAACATCATAATAGTATGGAATCTGTTCCCAACAGTTAAAAAGGGACTCGTTTTCGCACATTATGCGAACCCAAATACACTTTATTCTCCCCTTGCTCACTAAATAGGTGCTGTTCCCACCACATCAGACTATTTTTGGGTACAGAAACATCTCCACGGTATTCGGGCAACCAAACAAACTTTAACATTTGAACGGCAATAGCCAAACTGATAGTTCTGTCGTCATGGGGGCTACCAGCCATGCGACCATTCTCCTTACGGACAAAGGTCTTTAGTTCGGCAATCGTTTTCTCACAAAACAACATTATGCCATTATCCCTCAAAGAAGCACTAAGTTCGTCAATAGCCAAAGGCTTGCTGGTAGTGGTTGTACGCCAACCCAAAACATCTGTTTTGTCAGCGTGGACAGAAGTGAGGCGGCGTTGCTTAAACAGGTTTTTATAACCATGCTTTTGCGCTGCTTTCAAAGTTGTCAAACCATGGTTGTTGGACTCAATGCCCAACAAAGCAGTGTTGTACCACCAGCCCAGTTCGGCAAGTAAATCACCAAACAAGTCAGGCTCAATGTGTCCATGCCAATGCGCTACCATCATTCCTGACGCAGCATCAATAATATGGGCAGAACTGTAGTCTCCGTGGCTGAGTCCTTCAGCCACATCGGCTCCAATCACATAAGTTCCATCCAACTCAGGGAAACACCAAACAGACAACTCACCATCTTTGGCGTAACGGAACTCACCGTTACCATCAGAGTACAAATGGTAGTAGCCAACATCAGGGTCAACTGGTTGCATTTGGTTTAACAAATCTATGTCAAATACTGGGTTACCTGACTTGATAAACGCTTCTTCAGGGAAGCGTGGATATTCTTGGTGCATCTGCCAAGACTGCATGTTTCTTGACTTTGCTTCATACCAATCTTCATTGCGTTCACCGTCAGCGTCCCAAGGGAAGAAAATTCCTTTGAACTGATTGGCACCAGTTTGCGAGCCAACCCATAACTGATGAAAAAAGTTGCCACTACCATTAGCGGTGGACAAACCAATAACACGACCACCGACATCCGCAATCGGTTCAATAGATGCCCACGCTTCCTCAGGATTGGGCAAAAACGCCCATTCGTCCACAATAACTAAATATACAGATTCACCACGAGCAGGGTCGTTCCCTGACGGCAACGACTCAATAGCAGATTCGTTATCAAACATCATTTTAAGTTGATGGTCTGTTGTTTGTGCAGGTCCACGCTCTTTCATCCAATGAGGCAAAAACTTGTAACCATATTTACTTTTAGCCAACAACTTAACCGACTCACGCTCAGTACGGGACAACATAACAACAAAACGGTCAGGGCGAAAAAACACTAACCAAAAAGCGTATGCAGAAGCCAAAGTAGAAAAACCAATCTGACGGGCTTTCAACACGATACTGTAACGGTCAGACATCCATGCTTCCATAGTTGCCATTTGTGCGCCACGCAACTCAAACTTTATGCGACCCTTCTCAGGATGTTTAATAGACCAATAGTTTGAACAAAAATAGTTGAACGCTTCCAGTTGTTCTTCTAATGTTGCGTTTTCAGGTCCACGGCATAAACGCCATTCTTTTTCATTTAGTAACGCAGTTAAATCCACGGTTCTCCGCCCCAAGGCTGCCAGCCAGCATAATCATAAATAGCCATAAACGCTTTTGCGTTTATGGAAGGAATATAAAGTTCTGAACAATGTTTTAAAACACCTTGGTCTTGTAACCAACCCTTCTTAGAGAACTGTGACGGTTGACACCAATAGCCGTTGATTTGAAACAAACCATAAGACCCACCATTAGGGTCCGTAGGGTTATGTGCAACTTGACGGCATCGTGACTCACGCCACATTATATAATCCACCTGTTCAATCATTTTGCGATTGTCAGAAACACTACGAATAAGATGCTCCCGAGAATCACACCTCAAATCAAGTGGCTTCTTAGCGTGGACAACTGTCCCACCTAAAAATGAATAAACGAAAATAGCAACTATTAGTAGTTTCTTCATAGAACTCTATTCTAGACGGCAAAAGCCGTCCATAGACAATAAGACTATTTAGATTGCAACCACAAAGTTACGGCTTCAGGAATATTGTCCCCTGCGACATAACGAATATGCCACGGTTCTTCAGGTAAAACTTCCCAAGACCAACCAAACTTTGCGATGTTGTTAAACATCCATTCCAATCTAGCACCATTCGCTCCAGCAACATCAACAGCAATACCTAACATGTGTTTAGAACATGTTTTGGCATCATCGTTTGGCGCAGCCAACGGTGCATTACCTTTCTTCAAAAACCATTTCTTACCATTATAGGTGCGTGTTGACGCACCCTCAATAGGTTCCTGCTGATAGCGTTGCAAGAACCCTGCCTTCTGTTGTGAAATACTGCGGAACAAATCCCCTGCGCTACTGGGAGCCAACTTTACACCATCTGCTTTAGCGGCAGCAACCATAGCCTCCCAAGCATCAGCGGCACACAACTCCAAAGAGCCACCACCAACAACCTTTCGCAACATTGCAGGCAAAATCTCACTAGGTTTCTTTCCCTTGATATGTTTGCAAGGTTTAACGGGCGTAATAAAAAGTTTCAACTATTTAGGACGATTCATTCTCGCACGAGCCGATTTTTTGGCAGCCTTTATATATTTGCCAGCCCGACCCTTCATGTCCATTTCAGCCATATACTGTGTCCTGTAGTCACTTGGTACACCCATTTTGTCCAAGACATTATTAGCCTTACGCTTCGCTTCGGTGTCACGACCAAAGATTTCAATAGCAGGTTTACGACCAGCCATTACTTTACTTCAACCTTCTTAGCAGCACGCTTTGCGGCAATCTTCTTAGGGGTAGCACCAAACGCTGCATCAATTTCTTCCTTGGTCAGAACACCATCAATAGATGCTTTAGCCAGTCCTTCAGCAACCTTGAAAATAGAAACAGCACCAGCAATCAAAGCCGACTTCCAAACCTCTAGGTCAGGAGCAATAACGGCAGCACCAGTTACAACGCCCAAAGCGTTTGTCAGAAACAACGCAACAATGCGACCCGAAATATCTTTAACTTTTTCCATTACTTCTCCTTAACTAAAGCACCGACCATGTGAACAATCAGCGCAGCGATAGTAATTTGGATTCCCAAATTACGAGTATTACCTGACAAGGTTATCAAAACCATGCCCGTTCCAGCCAAAGTCCAAGTAAGAGCATGGATTTCGGAAAGAAACTTATTCATAATAATAGCCTATTTGTTCCTTACAATTGGCGGCGTTGACCTGCAGCCACCATTGCTGTCCCTGCAGCAACCGCAATAAGGGTTCTACGAGTGCCAACAGGCACAGTGCTACCCAAAGGAACATACTCATCAAAACCTTCAGCAAAAATGTTTATCTCCTGCTCAAACGCCTGACGAACTTCGGCTGGTGCATCCTGCACAGCCTCAACAATCGCCTGAATTTCTTGCGTGGACAACTCTGATACCACAATAGCATCAAACACTGCCACAGCCTGAGATTCCGACAATGATTCAACGAACTGTTCATCTTGTGCTACAGCAACCGCTTCCTCTACGGTTATTGTTTCCACATCTTCTAGGACGGCTTCTAGTTCTTCGTCACTAAATATATCGGCAACTGTGTCCTCAGTCACAACCTCGTCAGGAACAGTATCCTCAAAGACAACATCCTCAGGTATAATTTCCTCAACAACCGTTTCATCAATTACCTCATCTATAACTTCATCTACAATCTCAGGAAAGTCAGGATATGTCTCTAGAGTTATTTCTTCAACTTCTTCTAGGATTACTGGACTGGGTTCCGTATCTTCTATGGTTGGGACTTCTATGGGTTCAGGCTCAACCCATACAGGTCCTTGCTGCACTGGTGGTGCTTCGTATTCTGTGGTGGTTGTGGACTGCTCAACCGTTACGCTGGTCATAGTCGTTGTTGTCGGCAATGTT